TGTCTTCTTATCTCTAATTAGAAAGTTAAGATTTCTACCAATGTTACTATTGTTTTTCATTGTAGAAAGGAAAGTTCTCATACCATTCCAAATGGCTGGCATTTTAGAACCAGTAATAGATTTTACACTATCACCATCTGTCCATAAAAGTTCAGGTTCTAAATCAATATATTCTTCGGGGTCTTCTGGTAACCAAAAGTTGTTTTTTATTTCTTGTAATAATGCACCTTGTGATGCGTCTTTTAATGCTGGTTTATCATCAAAGAAACTATTGGTTTCTACTGTTGGATATTTGTCTTGTACTTCACACCATTTTTGATACAAAGTATATTCTTTTACATCCATAGCAGATACATAAGAAAGGTCTTTAATAAGAGCCTCTTTCAATACATCTGTTTCAGGTGCTTCAACTTTATCAATAGGATTTGCCTCAGACCATGCTTGCCATTGGTCATCTATAGACATTCCTTTTTTCCAACCGTAACTCATAATGTATATCCTAAACTAAAATCGTTAAAATGTCAAGTCTTATTCAATTCTTGTTGTTTTTTCAACTGGTCCATTATTTTGATGGCCTTCTTAGTTGCCATATCAAACTTTAACTTAGATACTCTTTCTGTGAAATTTCTACCTAAGATATGGTCATATTCGTGTTGAAAAATACGACTCATCATACCATCTAAATGGGCTTCTTTTAAATCACCATTTTCATCTTCATATTTGACTACAACTTTTCTTGGTCTTTTAATGTTAAGAAATAGAAAAGGATAAGTTAAACAACCCTCTTTCATCATTACATCTTCATCACCATTAGAAATAATCATAGGATTGAAACAAGTCATTTTAAGACCATTCTCAATTGATGGATGACCACCTAATACAAACATATTAAAAGGTAAACCTACTTGATTGCAAGTTAGTCCTATTCCATGATATTTTTCCATTACAAAGAACATAGCTTCAGATAGTTCTTTTCTGTCTTTAAATCCTTCATCTTGCAACATCTCATCTTTAAATGGTGCAATTGCCGTTTTAACTCTGGGGTCATTTGGCGGTATTAGTTTTAGTTCTTTCATTATATCTCCTATGTTTGTTGTAGTCTAGTAAAGTTTTTATATTTTTCATACTTGATAATATTGGTAAACTTATCAAATAGAATATCACCTTTGTGTGATATGATAAAGATGTTTTCATTTTGAAGTGTATTCATAATTTTAAAGAAATCATCTGTACCTTGTCCGTCTAAACTACTGTCAAATATTTCATCTAATATTAATAGATTAGTATTTGTACTATTTTTCATTTTTGCAATTTGGCGCCAAGTAAACAATAAGGCCAAATCAATTCTCATTTTCTCACCTTCACTAAAACTATTATAATTAAATGTATCTCTAAATCTACTTTTTACTGTTTCATTAAATTCTTCATCTAAGTGAAATGATACAAAGAAATCCATAGATTGTAGATACTGATTGATAAGTTGATTCATAATTGGTACATACTTACGAATAATTTGTGCTTTAGCACCTTTGTCGTTTAGTATCTCTCTTAGTATATCAACATATTTCTTTTGTTCAACTACCTTAATTAGATTATCTTCAGCCACCTTTAACTGACTTAACATATCTTCTAACGATAATTTAATAGCTTCTACATCTGTATTTCTTTCATTAGCCATAGTTAATTCTTCGTGTATTGAATCACTATGTTTTTTTATGTTCTCCAGACTGGTGTTTATCTTCGCTATCTCTACATTCATATCCTGTATCTTGTTGGATATCTTGCCGAATTCCACCACTTTTTCTTCCTGTTTCGTAAGTTCTTCTACGAGCTGCGACAAGCCTGATGACAGTTTCGAAATGGTTGTTTGTTCGTGGTTGCATTTTTGTTCCTTAAATTCTGAGTCTATAGGTTGTGTACAAGTAGGACAAGTATCATTCTCTTTAAAAAATGATAATGTCTTTTTATGTGATGATAGATTTGTTTCTATCTTTGTTTCTAATTTCTGTAGTTTACTTAACTTAATTTCATCTGATAACTTATCTTTTACCCTTTCTTTCTGTACGGCTATTGATTCATTCAATTCTTGTATTTTTTTCTGATAATTCTTTAAATCTACTGTATTTTTATCTAGTATTTTTTGCTTATGTGCTTGGAAGTCTGTACCTTGCGCCTCCAGCGTCTTTAGATACTTTGCTTCAGTTTCATACTTAGACTTTATTAACTCCGCCTGGTGTCGTACCTCCGTAAGACTTTTTTGTAAATCGCTCTGTTGGGAACGCAAAATTAAGTCCATAAGGCCAAATGCTCGTATGTCCAAGATTTCTTCAACAACTTCTCGTCTATATCTTGGCTTCATCTTCATAAATGGTTCGTATGATGAAGAACCTAGAATTACCACCTGAATAAATGAACGATAGTTCAACTTCATAATGTTTTGTTCTAAGTATTTTTGATAGTCAATCGTACTGGCGTCCTGATTTAACAGTTTACCATTCTGATATATTTCAAATAGATTAGGTTTAATACCTCGTCTGATTAGATATTGTTTCGTGCCTACTTCAAATTCAACTTCTACTAACGAATCACCATTATTAATAGTATTAACCATTTGTTCTTTCTTAATAATACGAAATGGTTTATTAAATAAGGCAAAACATAAGGCATCAAGGAGTGTAGATTTACCACTACCATTACTACCTACAATTAATGTAGTATGTGATTTATCTAAATCTATTTCAATAGGTTGATTACCTGTAGATAGAAAGTTTTTATACCTTATCTTTTTAAATACTATCATTCACTAGCTTCCATATAGAGTTCTTTTGCAAACTCTTTTAATTTTTGTTTATTTAAATCGCCTGTTTCGGCCTGGTCAATATAGTTACCTAAAAAGGTTAAAGTATCTTCACCTTGTTCTAAAATATCTTCTCTAACTGTAGATGTGATTGCTGAGGGGTCTTCTACAATCTGTAATTCATATACATTAATAGTGTTATATAACTTCTCAATAAATGAGTTATACATATCTTCATCTGTTTTTTGTGATATAAACAGTTTAATATTCTTTTTATCGTATTGTTTTAAATCTACTTTACTATAATCTGTTTCTTTATCATTATATACAATCTTTTCAAACATAGTATTATAGTTTCTAATATGTTCAAGTTCTCTTGTATTTGTATCAAATATATGAAATCCTTTTGGACATTGATAGTCTGACCAAGTCATTTCATATTGCGTACCTAGGTAATAGATACGGCCATCATCTGATTTTTTGTGAAAGTGTCCTGATAATACTTTTTCGAATTTAGTAAACTGTGCTTTTTCTAATCCGTGGTCGTTGAAGTGGCCTTTGTGCATCTCAAAGCCTTTAACTTCCAAGTGACCCATACATATAGTTGAAGCGGAATTGTCAATAGCATATATAGAATCATCATAGTTATCATCACAAATCCAAGGAAGCATAAGAATATCCAGGCCATCAAAATTCCGCTCGATTGGTCTAGTATAGATTTTAGCCGTTTTGCTAATGTTGAGATTTTGTAACGCATTAACTTCATTCGTATTTTTATAATAGGTATCGTGGTTACCAATTATGATATGTGTATCAATATTTAGTTCATCTAACCTATCCCAAAACTTCTTCTTAAAGTTATGAGCTGTATTATGGTTTATAAATTTTCGTCTGTCAACTACATCACCTAAATGTATTAGAGTATCTATCTTATGTTCAATAAGATATGGAAAAAACAAGTCGTCATAAAACTTATTCTGATACTCTAAGAAAGCAGGAGAATCGTTGCGACAACCGAAATGTGTATCATTCAGTAGCGCTATCTTCATCAATAAAATATTCCAAAGTTGTCTTAGATTTCTTTTTAGTTTTCTTTTCTTTTTTCTTAGGTTCTTCTATAACCGTATTCTTTTGTAAGAATTCTGTAAACTGGTTCGTAAATTCTCTTTCTTCACCAGGTTGTAAAGACATATCATCATAATTAGCTTCCATAATGAGTTTATGTTTAATTGTAACTTGTTTCTTTTCTTTTTGTATTCTTCTTATAAAGGCATAGTAAATAATCTGTGTAAAGTAAGCAAAAGGATTGTTTGACTTTTCAGGATTAAAGTTATCCAAGTATTGTAAACAATTCTCAATACCATCACTAATCATATCATCTCTAAATGTATAATTGATAAAATTAGGACGATAAGATAGGTGGTTTGCAATCTTTAGAAAGCAACTACCGATATAGTCTGTAACAGGAGGTTTTTGTTTCTTTTTCTTTTCTGCCTCAGCGACTGTTTTTTTATATTCAATCATGGCAGCCAAAAACTCTTTGTTATTTACATAATGTTCTTTTTCAGTTTTTTTATTCATAGTATTCATAATACACCATTTCCTTTAAATTGTCAATGCTCCTACAAATTTATATTTTTAATAATTTATTTCACCTACGCTTGACTCTTGCCTTTTTTTAGATATAATAGGGGTGTCCGCCTTTGAGAAACAGATACCTTTAAGCCTAATGGATTGTCGGATCCTCATCTTCAAACTGTTCAAAGATTTCATTGATTTTTTGATTATCGTCATCACTCAATCTTTCTCTACCATAATTTAATTCTTGTTTGGCAGGAACTTTTTCCACCACATTATAATCTCTACATATATTCACATAAGACTTTTTCATTTCTTCGGAGGCCGTGGTGATTGTCATTATTTTTTGTTTAGGAATAGTAATAATGTTATCACTCGTATAGGCTGTCCATTTAACTAAAGCAATGTAATCTCTAAAACCTTGAGGTGTTAGTTGAGGTATGTATTTTATTTGTAAAGGCTTTTCTATTCTTAATAGACCATGATTATCTGGTAGTTGGTCCTTTATAGGTAAAGAACAAACAATATCGTCACCGTTTTCTAGCTTAATTATTTTTATATTAGTTGCTTCTTGGTGCATTGGTTAACTCCACATTATGGATTTCATATTCAAATTGTTCTTCACTATAGATATTTATCCGTTCTCTAAAATGAGATAAAGTGTAGTTCTCTTTCTCATTATAAGTTAAATCATCTGCAATATCATATAAAGTTGCTTTTGATTTGTTATCTTTTAATCGTAAACCACGGCCAATAGATTGTAAGTTTCTTATCCTTGATTTAGAAGGACTAGCAAAAATAATGTTATGCAAGTTCCGTATATTAATGCCCGTACTGAAAGTTCCATACGAAGCCACGATAATAGCGTTGTCTGATT